GCACCATGTTCAGCGGCCAGCAATGCGGCCAACTTGAAGCCGCCCAGGTGGTGCAGACTGAGCATGCCCGGTGCCATCCATGGGATGCCGCGCAATTGTTCGCCGCGCTCGACCTTGAATGCGTGGATCACATCTTGCATTGGCAGACGGATGCGCTGGCGGTTGCTGTTGGCACCGTCATTGGGGTGCGCGGCAAAAATGTGCAGGGCTACCGGCCTGCGGTAGGTGTCAACCTCAACGCCCATGATGACCGTGTTGGAGCCGTAGCGGCCATTGAACGTGGTATCAATTCGGTCAACGTCGATGATTTGAATGGCGAAATTGAATTTGTTGCCAGCATCGGCACCGCGCACCAGGCGCACCAAAAATTCACCATCGCAAGTGAGGCCGCCAGTCAGCGTTTCACACATGTCGCGGAAATGCTGATGGCCGGTCAGGTCGGCCACATACTGCCATTCGCGCCACGCCGATTCGATTGCCATGTTGGCAAGTCGATCCGGTTTTCCGGGGCTGTCTTCAATGCGAACCTGCAAGCGGATGCCAGCGGGGCCAATGATGTTGTTTTGCACCATGTCGCGGAATTTGCGCGCATAGTCGTTGTTGTTCGCCAGATCGCGGCCACGGGCACGAAGCCTGTCCAGATCGCCGCGCAGCTCTTCATTGATGGATTGCTGAGTGCCAAGCCAATCGGCTGCCAGTCGATCAATCCGGGCCGCCTGGAAACGGCGCACCTGCATGGTGGATTGAGGTGAACGGCGAACGCCATTCCAAATTCGGGCCAGTAAATTCATTGACCAAACCTCACATAAACACGGCTGTTGTCAGGCAGGCCAGAGGCAATGCGGCCAGCCTGTTCCTCTTTGCCGACCTCAATGCGCAAGCGGTCACGGTGCGCCCAAAGTTCGGGCAGCGAATACCGCTTGAGCTTGCGCCCCTGAATCTCATATTCGGAGGCGGCAAGATTGGTGGAGTTGGACAGATAGGCTTCGACAGCCTCAAGCGCCTTGCGGGCTTGACTTCGGTTGTCCAGCGTGTTGCCCGAGAAACTTGGCTGCACAGTGATGCGGCCTTCGCCCACCGTGAACACATCGCCCGCCTTGGAGGCCTGAGCCCGGTAGTCGTAGATCCCGGAAGTCCATTGGCTTGATGTGGCCGCTGATGCTTGAATCAGGTGCGAATCACCGCTGGCCGTGCTGGTCAGCGTGATTTTTGAGGCGGCATTGATGAGGATGTAGGTGATCATCCAGCCCTGACTGGCCGGGTAATCCGTCAGGGTTTTGAGCCAGCGTACTGTGTCACCGGCATTGATGGATGATGGTTCGATTGTTGAGATTTCTGGCATGGTTGGCGGACGCAAAAGCGCCAGGGTTTCGCCAACTGTGCCGATGGATGTATGACATCAACAAGGCAAACGATGTCACACGCCACCATCAATGATGCGGTAAATTTGCCGCGCTGAAAGCTGAAATTTACGCTCTAAGTACGACACACGCTCACCCGATTGGTGCAGCCGCCTGATTTCTTCATTTCTTTGGCTGGTGCCTTCGCCAGGACGCCTTGCCACATAAAGCCGGTCACCTCCAAAGACTTCGCGCACCTGTTTTTCTGCCGCTTCAATGATGGCCTTTTCAAGGCGTGGCGTGAGGGCCAGAACGCACCGCAAGGTGTATTCCACAACGTCATCGGTGTGCCTGACCAAATGCAGTGCATCGAAGTCAATCACGGCATGCTCTGTGGCCTGATTTTTGGGGGTGCGCGGGGTTGTTGTCTTCACCATATTCTTGACTGCTGATTGGGTCGGCGTGTTTGCCGGTTAAGGATGGAGTTGTTTTTTTGCGGTGTTGGCTGCGGAGCTGGTGCCTCTGAGGCCTCAGGCATTGCGGGCACTTCGGAGCTGGTCTGTTTTCCGTCCAGATAGGCTTCGATCCGATCCCAGTCCGTTTTGGTTGCCCTGTGCAATCGAAGCTCGGGATGGTGCGCGGCTGCAAACGCATAGACCCACGTGTCAAGCGGCTCATTTCGAGCGCCACGGCGGTTTTCAAATCGGTTTTTGCTGGGGTTGTAGATTTCGCCCACCAGGCCGGTGAAGAACTCCGGTTGGAGCTGGTCACTGAAATGCGTCATGCGGTCTTCGGGTTGCTTGTCGGCATCGGCGCTCAGGCGGCTGTAGAGCCAATGCTTTGCGCCCACGGTGCCCACGTGGTAGACCATCACCCCCTTTTTGTCGCTTCGGCCCTTGAAGTCAATGTCGTGCAGCTTGCCTTTGCTCAGGATGGGCGCATTGTTTGGCACCGCTCCAAAAATCGCCATGGGCCGTTTGACGCGCCTTTGGCGCACAAAGTTTTTGACCGCCTCAGTCCTGTGGCCGCCAGCGTCTTGGCACATGGCCTCTACACGCATGGTGCCGCCGCCTTCGCGCTCAATGGGCCGGTTGAGCAGATCGGCCAATGACGCCCACACGGGTTCATCGGCTGGATCGCCTGGAAGCTCGATGTAATCCAGCGTCCAAAACGACAGGCCGCGCCCCCAGCCAACAATGTGCACAGCCAATCGGTTGTCTTGCGTGTCAACGCCAGCCGTGACCACCAACGCACCGCGCGGAGCCACGCGCAATGGGTAGGCTTCGGCGCGGTCTGCAATGGCGTTATGGCGCACGGCCCGCATGGCTGCATCCTCCCAGGGCTCAGCAAGCCGGTCATTGATGAATGTCTTGAGCCGCGCGGGATCGTTTTGAATTTCTCGCCAGGTCTCGACCAGATCGGCCCAGCGTGGCCCCAGGCCAAATTGGTAGTAGAGGCAGTTGATGTGGTAGCCGCGAATTTTTGAGCCGGGATTGGTTGGCCGCCATTCACCGGCCCGGATCATGCTGGTTTTGTGGTGTTCATCAATCTGTGCGCCGCATTCCTGACAGGTGTACCAAACCTGTGAGCCGTCAGCACTCCAATGCAGGCCACCCCATTCCAGGTACTGCATGTGTTCGCAATGCGGGCATGGCACAAAGTACCGGCGCTGATCGCTTTTATTCCAAAGCGATTCAATGCGGCTGATGCCTTTGATGGTGGGTGTGCTGATGTAGAGGCGTTTGTAGGTTGACGGGAATGCGCTGGTGCGCCCTTCCAGCATCGCCAAAGGATCGTCGCCACCGGACAAGTTGTTGCTGAATTCGTCAACCTCATCCACGATCAGTTTTTGCACCGTGGTGGATTTCAGGCGGCTTGGGCTGCCTGCGTGTTCGATGTAGAGCTGCCCGCCCGCAAAGTCTTTGAATGTCCGGGTGTTGGATGAATCGCGGCTGGCAACGCTACTCAGTGCGCGTTTCATGGCCGGTGTCTCTTCAATGGTCGGGGTGAGCTTTTGAGACACCCATTTGTTCATCGAGACTTCGCCGGGAAGGCAAACCATGATCGGGCCGGGGTCGTGATCCATGGTGTAGCCCAGCGAATTCACGGCCACCTCTGTTTTGCCAAACTGGATGGGGAACATCAAAGCGGTGTCATGCACGGCGCTGCGGGCGCTCATGCAATCCATGGGCTCCCTCAGTGGTGGATTGTTTTCGGTGACCCATTGACCGGCCTGTGCGCTGCCCTTGCTGGATAACCTGCGCTCAAGGTCTGCCCACTGGCTGACCGTCATGGGCTTGCGCGGTGCAAGCGCACGGGCCAAGGCTTTGAAGCCAGCAACGCAAGGGTTTGCGAATTTGACCTGATCAAACATTTTCAGCCTCACCGGCCATGCGGTTAAATTTGTCGGCCAGGTCAAGCAACAGGCGCTCGACCTGATCGGCCAGCGTGGCCCTGATGGCGTTTTCGTCTCGCCCAACCAGTTGCGGTGGTAATGTGGCTGTCCAGGCTTCAAGCCTTCCGCGCAGTGTTGCACCGGCATCGGCAAATGAGGCCACCACCTCTGTTTTCTCCATCAGTTCACCGGCCTCTTTGCGCCAAGAGGCATGCTCACGCTCAGCGGCCCAATGCTCACGTTTGGCCTTTGCGGTTTGAAAGTCGTATGACCTACCGCCCTGCCTTGCGTCTTGCTCTTCGCTTGACTCTGTGGCTGCCTCTTCATCGTCACCAGTGGTGGCCGCATGGCCGGTCATGGCTTGTGCGCCACGCGCATTGGCATGCCGAATGGCAACGCCCGATTTGGATGGATCGCGGGTTTCTGCAATCCGTGCAATGCTTTCGGCAACGCGCACCCGCTTGCCGTCATCGGTCAAGACAAGTCGCCCTTCCTTTTTGAGCTGGTAGGCATACGTGCGCTTGCATCCGATGTATTCGGAAAACTCAGGAACTGACAGCGTTTCTGGTCTTGAATTCATTTTGCTGTAGCCAATGCCTTGTCAATTTCCTGATAAAGGATTTGGTTGAATTTGGCTTCGACCACCGGGCCTGCAATGGCTTCCATGTCCAATTTCTTTTCGTACTTTGCGGGTGTGTCTTCAAACACGATCACCGGGATCAACTTACCCGGCCCCCCTGAGCTTCCTGGAATGCGCCGCCAAATTCCGAGTGGCGCGTTTTCCCAGCCAGCACCACGGGGAACGCCGAAGAACAGTTGCAGCGGCTGGCCTTTTTGCCCTTTTCGGCGGTTGGTACCGCCAGCGCCGATTCGCCGCGCAAGGGCCGCGCTGAGTTGCCCGTTTTCTGCTGCATCCTTGAGCTTGGTAATGATGCCGCGCGGGATGTTCCCGAAGGCATTGAGTTGGATGTTTCCGGGCAACCTGATGCCAGCTTCATGCGGGTCATAAATGCCGCCAGACTCTTGCATTGCCAGGTACTTGGCTTGGATTTCTTTGAACCCCACTTCGGCCACCAGCTCTTCGCGCGTGGCCCGTTTCGTGTAGGTACCGTTTTTGGTGAATGGTGTTGGCCGGTCAAAGGCCTTGTCCAGCTCGCCTGGAATGGCTTTTCTGACTTCAACGGCTGTCTTGGTCAGCGCGGATGCAACCGCGAACTTGACCTGTTTGAGGCTGGTGGCCATGGCGGCTTTGACTTTGGCGTCATTGACATCAACTTTGATCTTCATGGCTTGCTTTCAGTTTTTGGGGCCGTGGAGGCGCTTTTCTCGATCAGGGCATCCAACCCCTTGGACAACTCTTTTTCATCGCCTGTGAGCGTGATTTGCATTGCCCTGAGGCCGGGGAACAGGTCTTGTTCCTGCAAAGACTTCACCAGATCGTGCAATTCAGGCCAGGACTTGACCACCTCTTGAAACTTTTTGGCGTTTTCAGGGGTGCAGCGGATCAAGGCAGTTTGTTTTTTTCCATCCATCTTTCTTTTTGTGCGGTATGTGGGGTGTGAAGTGCGGTATGGCCGATGACGTAAGTGGTTGATTTGATTGGCGTGTGCGGTATGTGCGGTATGTGAGGTATGGGTACACACATGCACATGCACACGCACACGCATGCACACACATGTGCGCCTGTGCGTCCGTGTAAGGATTGATACCGCACATACCGCACAAGCCTTGAAAATCAATGGTTTGATGGCGCACGGGATACCGCACGGGATACCGCACATACCGCACAGAGCAGGCCGAGACAGGGTGCATTCGGTCATCGCCCGACACCTCCCATGCCCTTGAAGTCCTTGAGCGCCATCTTGAAGACGCCAACCCGCTCACCAATCCATTCGCTCTCGCCCCTGCCTGGTGGCAGCTCGTGCCCGCCTTTGAGAAAGGCGATGGCCGATGGCCCTTTGAGGCCAGATTCACTGTCGTAGCGCTTGCGCTCTACCGCCGCCCCATGCTTGCGCTTGAGGGCATTTGCAAAGCGTGGCTGGTTGAGCGCTTTGAGGCCAACACGACCACACCATGCGTGGTAGAGGTCAAACAGGTCTTGACTCAGGCATGGCGACAGCAGCTTTGGGGTGTGTTTTCCGGGGAAGCCTTCGACATCGCCAGCCTCAAAGGCCAGCATGAATCGGCTTGGACTGTCCAGGCTCAGGTCAATCAGCTCACGTTTCGCATCGGTCATGGGCGGCAGCGTGGCCGCATTGAAGTCACCCAGGTCAAGGTGCAGAAGGTAGTCATGCAGGGCCGCCACGCCATTGCCATCAATCTCAGCCTTGACGCCTGCATAAAACTCACGACTGAGCTTTTCGGGCGTCCAGATCACCGCATGCCTGCGGTCATCCTCTTCCAGCACCACCGGCATGGCCTCATTCGACAGGAAAACCATGTTCACATGGTTTTTCTCTTCGTAGGCCGCCATGTTTTTGGGGTTGATCCGAATCCACTCCCCGGTGATGAATGCCTTGAGCTTGTTTTTGATGTGGTACAGGTCAGACCGCGCCACCACTTCATCGGCAATCAGGAACAATTTTCGACTGGCCCAGTCGTTGAATTTGTCTTCAATGGCCGACTGATCAATCACACGGCCATACGGGCCGTATATGCCCATGATGGCTTCAAAAAACATGTTTTTCCCGGTGCCTTGAGGGCCATGGATCACCAGCGTTGTTTTCATCTTTGCGCCGGGATGCTGGATCGGGTAGGCCAGCCATCGGATGCACCACTGGAAAAGCTCTTCGGGTCTGCTGTCGCCTGCGCACATGTAGCGCAGCAAGTCCAACAGGTTTTCGCAATTGCCTGACTTTGGCGTGGTCGGCCATCCTGACCACAAGTTGCAATGAATGCTTGGATCGGTGCAGGCCGGGTCAAAGCCTACCTCTTGCACTCGCACCAAATGCCGGTCTGGATGCTCAGCCCATGACCGATGCAGCTCACGGGCCACACACGCATCGCGCATGTCGCTCAAGGCGACAAGGCAATGCTCCTGGTGGTCAAACACCGTGCCGCCTTGGCCGTACACCAGCGAAAAGCGCTCCAACAACTCATCCAGTGAATCAATGGGCCTGAGGGGCTGTTTTTCCGCGCTCCCCTCCCCCTGTGCTGTGCTATCACGCGCAGCGGCTGGGCCAACTGTCCACCCCAATTCCGAGATGCGGCCTTGCACCTGAGCGCGGACAACATGCAGTCCTTCGGCCAGGTGCAGGTCATTGAAGTCAGTGATCTTGATGCCCTTGGACTCATAGGCTTCGCGCCTTGCCACTTCGTCAGCGAAAACGGGAGCAACGTATGCGCCGCCAACCTCAAGCGCGGCAGCACTTGCGCATGTCACGCCCGGATTGCCCTGACTGAAAACGTCATCGTCGGCGCAGATCAGCATGCGGGTTTTTTTGTATCGCTTGCGAAGTGCCGCGGCCACGGGTGCCAGGTTGCCTGCGTCAAACGCCACGGCCACCGGAATGCCTGTGGCCTCATAGAGGCTGGCCGCTGTGGCGTAGCCCTCAGCAATCAGCATCAACGGCCCAGGCATGCCGATCAGGTGGAAGTGGGCTTTCTTGATCAGGCCAGCGGGCCAGAATTCCTTGCCCAGTTTGCGCTGGCCGTTTTGCTTGCCGCGAATGATTTGCAGGCCATGGATGTTGTTGGCCGTGTCCAGCATGGGAATGACCATCGAGCCATTCGGACTGAAACGGATGCCGTGCGCTCCCACCCCCTTGCGGTGGAGGTAATCGCAATCGCCATCTTCAACGCATTTTTTCCAGGCTGCGGTGGCCCTTCGTGCCGCCCGCTCCGCATCGGCCTTGCGCACCAGTTCGGCCCGCTTGCTGTCTTCGGCCAGTCGCCTGCGAAGGCTGGCCCGTTGCTCTTGGCTGATTTCGGACTGGCGAATGTCGATTTTGACGGCGTTGTTTTCGGCTCCGCGCCAAATGCCATAGCTGCCAACGATCAGGTCATCGCCGTTTGCCAGGCGAATTTCATGCACGTGATACCAGCCGCGCTTTTCGCGCGTCCCTTCGACCCGGCAGCGGGTGAGTTTGCCGACCTCTAGGGACTGGACATCCAGGCCCGCTGAGCGCAGTTGGCTCAGCACATCATCGTAGTTCGAAGCCATCAGTAACTTGCGCCTCGACTGACTACAAAGCTATCGCGCCGCGAATGACCCTCATTATTTTTAGAGGGGGAAGAACCTAACCCGGGGGGGTTCCAAACCTGTGCGTCAGTAAGAGGCTTTGTCAGTTGACATGCCGCATGCGCGATGACCCCCATGTGGGGAGCGGGGTTGCGTGTGCGCCTGGTCATGCGTTGCGCCCCTCTTCGGGACTATTGGCACCCGTTGACTTACAGCACTCCGGGTCGATATTCCCGTACATGTGCCGACGAACTATCACTCGAATCAACTCGCTGAGCTTGCGGTCTTCCCGCGCGGCCAGCTTGGTGAGGTCTACCAGCTCACGCTCGGTGAACCATGCCTTGATGGGTTCGGAATGCTTGCGATCATCAATTGTCATTTTTATGCTCCATGGTGAAAAAATCCCCGCCGATCCAAGCTCAGCACTGTCCGATGGAGTAACGGACGCCAACGCACAGACCAGCGCGAACGGTCACGCCAACATGGCGGGGAAAACGGGCGACCCGGCCCTGACTCCTAGAATGAAAGTCCCTCAACAAAAATCCCACGAGAAAGGGCCAGGTCATGAACAAAGAACAGATAGAAGTGCTGACAGCCATGCACGAAGTCATGCGAGGCGTGGTGTGCACGATTGCGGCGCTGAATCCAGAGCGAACAGCGGACGTACAAACCATGCTTGCAACTTTTGCCGAGCAACCGGGTCTGGAACCCATTGCTCGAAAAATGCTTTTGGATCTGTCCGAAGGGCCGGGGATTCTGGTGTCGGGCACTCACCGCAAGCAGTGAACAGAGGGCGCGATGCCCATGCCTCAAGCGCATTGATTGTTTTGCTCATTCAGGTCTCCGAGGTTTGTGGCTGGTTCATGCTGGCCCGCACTGAGCGCACCAGGTCGGTGGCAGTGGTGTCGGCCAGCTCGGGCCAGATGTGGGCGAAGTCTTCGGGGCGCATGTCGCGGCGTGTCACCGCGCCTTCGGTGAAGACCTCGATTGCGGCCATGTGCACCAGTGGGATGGGTTTGTCACGGCTGATCCAGTCGGCCACTTGTGGCGGCTTGATGCCCAGGTGGCGGGCGAGTGCCGCCTGCCTGCCGTGTTCTTGCTTGAGCCAGTCTTGTAAGTCCATGGTAGGCATTATTAGCCACGACATAAGCACTGTCAATAGCCTTAGATGAATTCCATTGTTTAGCCACAGACTATTTAATTACGGCGATGCAAACCATTGACCAAACCAGACGCCAACGCCTTGACATGCTCATCAGAAAGCATGGTGGCATTGCGCCGCTGAATGAGGCCATTGGATTAGCTAGAACTGATGCAACAATTTCTCAAATTAAAAACAAATCAGTTCATTCAAAGACTGGGACGCCGAGGGCTATGGGAGATTCATTGGCGCGAAGGATTGAAGTTGCGCTTGGCCTGCCAACGGGATGGATGGACACACCTCCAACCGATGCGGAGCTATCTGGTGTTGAGGATCGGAGGCACAAAGCCGCTCAGATCATGAATGCCTTGGATGATTCTCAATTGGATGTAGCTTTACGCTTGCTTGATGCGCTTGCGAAACCAGCCGAAGGCAACGGCACCAGCAATTGAGCGCAGAAGTGCGGTGATCCTCAGGTTCCCAGGCAAGCCCAGAAAAAAACCCGGAGATTGATGTGATGCCTGAGTTTGAATTGATCATGAAGTCCATCCAGTCTCTGGTGGACATAGCCGCATCGGGAAAAATCCACGCCAAGCATCTTGATCTGTTGAGGGCTCAGGTATCGGATGCGCAACAAAGACACGCACAAGCTGAGGCACTGGTACATGAGCTTCAATCGAAGTGCCTTGCACTTGAGCAATCCCTTGAGCAATGCCAACTCAAGCTGAAACGCTTTGCCAATGACAACCCGTTTGGACATCGCTGTGACCATTGCGGCGGCGTTGATCTGCGCCTGACCGGACAACAACCCGCCCAGACTGGTGCCGAGTTCGGATTGCGTGATGGCATCTATCTGTGCCGTGTTTGTCAGCACACCAGCGTCCACGCAATGCCGCCACCAGGCTGACAGCCATGGGGCTCTAGCGGCCTGATCTGGCCGCACGTTTTCGTCTTCCATGTGATTCCTTGAAGCACCCGCCAAGCGCGGGTGTTGCTATTTTCCCAAAATAATTACGTTGTGGCTATTGCTTTATGCTTGCGCCATGGCTAAGATTTGCTCATTCGCAATCATTCAAGGAGATTTCGCATGAGCCCTTACCTGTTGGAAAACCTCTATCACCGCCTTGGCCGACCCGCTTGGTTTTGGCCCAGCGTCCTGACCGCATTGCTGGTGCTGATCGTGATCGGCTCCAGTGTCAGCCCCGAATTTGAGTTGCTGGCCTGAGTCCATCGCATGGACAAGCTGCCGCCTCCAACGTGTGAGCAGTTGCACCGCGCCTTTGAGCAGTTGGCCGCCAGATGCAAGGAACTCAAGCCCCTGAATTTTGCGCAAGCCATGGAGCACCCCACCTGGTCACGGGTGGTGCGTTGCAAGGCCAGTGCAGACCGCAAGGCCGAGTTTGTGCGCAACACCACACGGCGCGTGAAGCTGGTGCGGCGCGTGAACCCAGCCACCGGCCAGTGGGCCACCCAGCGAGTCCCCGGCGATTTCGATACCGATCAACCCCAGATTTTTTAACCACCACCCAAGACCATGAAAGCCTTTTCCGTTTTCCTTCAAGACCTCAATTTGGGGCAGACCCATTCACTTTTGACGCAAGACCTGCACGACCTGTTGCAGACCGTCAAAAACACCGGGCGCAGTGGTGCCCTCACGCTCAAGATCAAGATTGCACCGGCCACCCGCGCGGGCGATGTGGACAAGGTGACGATTTCCGCTGACCGCAAGCTGGAATTGCCCAAGCCCGAGCAACCCACCGATTTCTTTTGGCTCACCGACGAAGCCGAGCCGACACGCCAGCACCCCCGCCAGCACGACCTGGACTTGCGCGATGCCAAGACCGCCCAGGACGAGCGCCCCGCCACCTTCAAAACGGCCTGAGCTGACGCCCAGCCGCTTCCCGCATTCCCATTCACCCACCACAAACCAAACCAACCATGAGCAACGAAATCACCATGCAAGACACGCCCGAAGTTTTCGACATTGCCCAGCACATGCTGGATCAAGCCGCCGCCGCACTCAAGCCTGAGACCGTGCGCGATGCCGTTTTTGTGACCGTGCCACCGGGGTATGCCCACAAGGATGTGACCGAGCTGGTGCGCAAGGCCGCGCCCGCACCTGTTCGCAAGCAAGGCGTGATTGAGCTTGCCAGCGTGGACAGCTTTGTCACTTTCTGCAAAGAGCAACAGGCCGAGGCATCGGGCTACATCTACGCCAACCCGGACACGCGCTCCATGGTGGCTGTGTTCAACGACAACCGCGCGGCCAGTGCAGGATGGCGCGATCATCAGGCCAAGTTTCATGCCAAGTTCACGCCTGAATTCCAGCGCTGGCTGGAAAACAACGGCCACCTGAGGGCCAAGACCCAGACCGACTTTGCCGAGTTCATTGAAGACAACTTGGCCGACATCACCGAGCCAGCGGCCCAGCAATTGCTGGAGATTGCCACCACCATTCAGGCCAAGACGGACATCAATTTCAGCAGTGCCAAGCGCCTGCATGACGGCCAGGTGCAACTGGGCTACACCGAGACGATCAACGCCAGCGCCGGGGCCAATGGTGCGCTCCAAATCCCCAAGGAATTCGCGCTTGGCTTGCGCATTTTCAAAAACGGTGAAGGCTACAAGCTCCGCGCCCGCCTGAAATACCGCCTCAACAGTGGTCAGGTCAAGTTCTGGTATGAGCTGGATCGACCCGAGCGGGCAGTTGAAGACGCTTTTGCCGGGTACGTGGAAACCGTGTCCAAGCAAAGCGGCTATGTGGTGTTGCTGGGCAGTGCGTGAGGCGGTCATGACCAAACCTAAGGCCCGCACCGTCACCACCATTTCAGCACCCGCCCTCATGGGCAAGGCGCGTGACCACATGGAGGCCCGCGCCTCCACCTATGACCAGCCAGGGGGCGAACGCTCCATGGGTAAGGCCGTGGCGGCATTCAATGCCATCACGGGCCGTGCAATGGCCGAGTCCGAGGGCTGGCTGTTGCTTCAATTGCTCAAGGATGTGCGCCTGTTTCAGCGCCCGGGCTACCACGCCGACAGCGCCGAAGACTGCATTGCCTATGCCGCACTCAAGGCCGAGGCCAAAGGGGCTGGCCGATGAGCCGCATGACCGATTCGCAAGGCGGGTTGCATGTGCGTGTGTCGGCCCAGCGCAAGACGGACAGCATGCGCAGTCGCGTTGAGGCTGAAATCCTCAATGCCCATGAGCCGATCAGCGCCGAGCGCATTGCCGTTCGCTTGAGTGAAGAGACCATTTATGTGTCTCGCGCCATCAATGCACTCATGGCCCAGCAACGGGTCTATGCGGCTGGCCGCAAGGGCCGCGCCTGTCTCTACATGTGGGGCCGCGACCCCAACGGCAACACCGGCAAGGTGAAAGCCCGCATTGGAGGCGATGGCGATGTGATGACGCGCCCATCCTATGACGGTGCCGAGCTTCAACGCCTGCCCTTGCCCGCTGAGCGGTATCGGGCCTATGAGTTGCCCAGCCTGGTCAATGGCAAGCAGGTGCCGCCGCGCGGCATTCGCGCCCAGTGCGTGGGCACTCCGTTCAAACATGACTTGAGCCGGGGCACGTAATGCGCAAGCAATCGGCCTATGCCAGAAAACGCAAGCAATCGAGCATGCCGCCCTGCACCTACAGCGTGTTGAGCGAATTGAACGAAAGCCCGACAGAGCCAATGTCGCTGTCGCGCCGGTCTTACCAGCTCACGCGCATGTGGAGCGGCCTGACGGCTATCGAACGTGCGCCAGAGCCAACAAAGGATGACTGGCGCGTTTGCAGTGATGCCGTGAACCTGATGGAGACCCTGATTACCACCAATGGCGGGCACTGGCCCGACTGCGATGGTGATCTGGTGCAAATCCAGGATTCTCAAGGCTTGCTGTCGGATGCGATTGCGGCGCTGGCAATGGCTGGAAAACGAAACCTTGACGGCAAGCATATCCGCCTGGACGCCCGGGGGATCGTCGCCATTCGCGGGATTTTGGAGGACTACCAGACCGTTTTGGAGACCTTGCCCGCGCGGGTGGTGGTCAGGGCTCACCGGCTCACTGAAAAGCGCTTGCACGAAATTTTGCGGGGCCGCACACAGCCCCATGACGTTGAAATCATCGACCTTTGAGGAAAACCATGTTCATCAAAACACAAAAAACCCACCCTGACGCTGTGTTGCCCATCTACGGATCGGGCGGCGCTGGGTGCTTTGACCTGACCGCTGTTGAAGTCAATGGCGGCACCGATCCTGTCAACGTGCTGTGCGGTGCGCCCGTGCTGTGCAATGTGGGCTTGGCATTTGAAATCCCGGTGGGCCATGTGATGCTGATTTTCAGCCGAAGCGGCCACGGCTTCAAAAACGCCATTCGCCTGAGCAATTGCGTGGGCGTGATCGACAGCGACTATCGCGGCACGGTGCAGGTCAAGCTGACCATGGACGCCAGCCAGGATTACAGGCCCATCCAGATCAAGCCGGGTGATCGAGTGGCCCAGGCCATGATCATCCCCGCGCCTTACGTGCACTTTGAGCTGGCCGAAGAGCTTGGCGAGACCGAGCGCGGTGAAGGCGGATTTGGGAGCACGGGCGCATGAGTAAGGCAACCGTTTTGGCCTGTGCTGGGCTGAGCCCAGACAACGCAAAGCCGCTGTGTGAACGCCATGAGGAATGCGCCCACCATGAGGAATGGTGGTCTTGCGTTGGCGAACGCAAATGGTCTATGAATCTGTGCACTCAGGCCGGTGGCGAATTCAAGATGTTCACCGCCTGGAGAAAGTTGATCCAAGAAGGCGTGAAGGTTGAATTTGCCATGCGCACCGCGCAAGGGGAGTTGTTTGCATGAACGATTGGAGCTGTTGCAATCCAGCCGGGAAGTGTGAGCAAGGCCCAGGCTGTCCGGCTGGTGGTGCATGCCACTCCATGCCTGGATGCGCTGACACGCAATGCCCGGGTCATCCAGGCGGCGCGAAGGTTGCCAAGGTCAAGCGCCAGTACAAGGTCAGCCAGCCCAAAACGCCGGTTGCCGCCGCGACATCCCGCGCATACCTGAAATACCTTGCGCGGGCCATGCTGATGTTTTTGGCTGTGGCTGGTGTGTGCGCTGTGGCCGTCTCGCTGATTCCGCGCGAAGCACCCAAAAGCGATTGCGCAAAGCTGATGCAAATGTGGGGAGGAAACCCGCCCGCGCATGTTCGGCTTAGGTGCGCCAGTGCAGTGGAGGCCAGGCCATGACGCCAATGCCAGCCGCTTACAACCGATGCAGGCCAGTAGAGGCATCCGCGCGGTGCCGCAACTGCAAACGCTGGATCGACCACCCTGACCAAACCACTTGGAATGTTGTCCCGCTGGTCAACGTCCAAAACCATCAAAGCAAGGCATGTGTGCATGTGCCAATTTCAAGGATGCAATGACATGAGCGAACACAAAACATTTCAAACCAGAAAACCGACTTGCCCGCATTGCGGCCATGCCATGACCGATGACGAAATGTTGCAAGACCCGGGCGACCTGTACCGCTTGCCGTGGCTTGAGGGCACCGGGTCAACAACGTGCCCCAAATGCGATCAGACCTATCACGTGCAGGGTGGCTATATCCCGCACTACACCAGCGCAAAAACGGAGGCTGAGCTGTGACCATGCAATCACTTAACCCAGAGGTGTTTGCGGCCATTTGCTTGGCGCTGTGGCACCACCAGGGCGGCAGTTCGCCAGTGGGCCAGCCCTTGCGGCCAATGCTGGGCCTTGGGCAGCACGACCACATGACGCCTGAGCAGATCGAGGCGGCGAAACGACTTCACAAACTTTTTCAATCGGAGACCGACATGACCACCAAAAATGACCCCTATGCAAGCGAAGAAGACACACTCGCATTGCTGAATCGAAACAAGCGCACGGACGCCGAAAAACGCCTTGAGGCCATGCTTGAAGATCGCTTTGCAAATGAGCAAGGCGTGGAGCTGGAGGGCCGTTTCAACATCTTGCGCCAGATTGCGCTGGAGCTGTTGGAGCCAAAGTCCTGTCGCTTCCCCGCTGAGTCCTCGAAATTCAAGGATTGGTATGACGCATGGTGGCTTGGAGATGGATTCCAGGCCGAAAGCATCCCAGGCTATGAAGACCCAGATTTCCCCAAATACCTAAATGGCTACACGCTGGCGTTTGGTGCGTGGATGGCCGCAAAACATGATTCCAACGTGAAGGGATGACCATGAGCCCCGAAGAATTGAAAATGATTTTGGACACCGTGAAATCGGTGGCCGATACGGCTGGTGTTGCTGGCATCACATGGATTTGCATCCATTACGCCACCATCGCCATCAGTCACATTGCCGTGCCTTTTGCGTGGGCCGGTGGCTTGATCATGGTGGCCCGCTATGGCTCCAAGTGGTTGACCGAATCAGACCGCAGAAATGGCGAAATCAAGCAACTTGCCAGCGCGGACGAAGTTGAGAAAACCAAACGCGCCGCCATTGGTCTTGAGCAGGCAAAGGAAGAGCTTGAAAAGGCCAAGGTCAGTGCCGCCAGTAGCGAGGCGACCATGCAATTGAAAGCCATTGCACTTGCCGCTGGTGTCCCGCCTCCGGTTTATGGCGGCCTTTATTCAAAAGAGCTGAATGCCGTATTGGAGCGATTGAAAAAATGAAGATTGTCATTTACACAAAATCCAATTGCCAAAATTGCGTTTCTGCAAAGCAATTGATCAAACGACATGACTTTGAATTCACTGAATACAGCATGGACGATTCAGAGGTGAGCCACAACTTTGAAATCAAATACCCCGGCATCCGACAAATGCCGCAAATCTGGATTGATTCTCAGCATGTCGGCGGGCTGGCCGGTCTTCGCGCGGCGCTTGAGCAAATGGGGATGGCGATATGAGCATTTTCAATTTTTGCGAGACGCCACGCACCATGGCGGAAATCCTTGAAGAAGGTTTCACGCGCGATCAGGTTTACAACAATGTCAAGCGCGGGCGGCTGGTGAACTTGTTGAGCCGAGACGCATGGGGAAGATCGGTGCATCAACGGCGCGGCCTCTTCCAGTCATCCGGGCATTGGGATGGGGTCTTTGGAGTCCGGGCGCATGGCGTCAAACCAAGATTCGATTCAAGCGCATTGGTTTCTGTATGGGGAGGCGCATCATGAACACCACTTTTTTGCTGATGGCCCAGTACAACGCCAAGGCCGTCATCCCGGTTGATGTGGTTTGCAAGGACTATTTCCCCCACCTGGACAGCGCCAAGTTTGTGCGCAAGGTCAGTGCTGGTGAAATCAAGATTCCGCTTGTGCGAATCGAGGGCTCACAGAAATGTGCCAAGGGTGTGCACTTGCAGGACTTGGCCGACTACCTGGACACGCGAAGGGCGGCGGCGATCAAAGAGTGCGACCAGCTTGCAGGCGTGTCCAGACAATGAAATTTCAACTCAGGAAAAAGACATGAATCTCAAATCTCAATCAATGAATTTCGTCATGGAGACGATGCAGGATGTTCTAAAAAAATGGACGATTGACACGCTGGAAGGACAAGACACAAGCCAACATATCAACCCCTCCGCGCCAATGATTGTCCAAGTTGGCGACTATGGATATGAGGTGCAATCATGCGGTGGTGATGGCGAAATCGAGGGCTTTGTCATCATGTGCAAACCCGATCCGGTGTGCAAGTGGGATGGCCTTGAGTTCATCAGACTGGAATGAACAGGCGACATCACTGCATCACCCAATATTGCAACGGCCTCATTTGAGGCCGTTTTTCATTGTCGCAATCCGTCCAGCGTTTTGATGGGTTCAATGGGAGCTATGGCGAAAAAGTGCAACATTCAGTGCAACATGCACTACCACAAATACCGCAAGCACTTGATTTTTATGGCGTTTTCAAGATTTGTCGCATCAGTCCATCATCGGCGCAACCGACAAACGCCACATCGTTGATTTCAAAGGATTTTCAGGAAAATCAACGACTTGCGCGGGCTTTTTGTCTGTCTCGTTTGTTGTCATTCAATGCGTTTTTGGTCTATTTGGTGCAACGGTGCTACATTTCGGTGCTACAAATTTCAGATGTTGCACCGAAGCCATGGGAACCATTACAGCACGAAAGCGCAAGAACGGGTCAACCGCCTATCTGGCCCAGATCAGGGTCAAGGCCGGGGGCAAGGTGGTGCACACCGAGTCCCAGACCTTTGACCGCCAGCCTGCCGCCGCTCAGTGGCTTAAGCTGCGCGAACGTGAGCTGGCCCAGCCAGGGGGACTGGATGCCGCCAAATCAGGCGACCCCTACTTGGCCGATGTGATCGACAAATACATCAAAGAGTCACGGCGCAACTACGGCAAGACCAAAAAACAGGTACTGGCAACCATCAAGGCCGCGCCCATCGGCAAGCTGCGTTGCTCAGAGATCGGCAGCCCCGAGCTGATGGCCTTTGCCAAATCCATTGGCGGCCACCCATCCACCGCTGGCAACTACATGAGCCACCTTGCCTCTGTCTTTGCCATCGCCAGACCGGCATGGGGCTACCCTCTGGACAAGCAAGCAATGGATGACGCCAGAACCGTGGCCGACAGGCTTGGCGTGATCGGACGATCCAGCCGCCGCGACAAACGCCCCAACATTGAAGAGCTGGACAAGCTCATGGCCTATTTCGCGCTCTACGAGGCCAAAAACGCGCCCAAGGCCTACCCTATGCGCCATTTGATCGGGTTCGGGATTTTCAGCACCAGGCGGCAAGAGGAAATCACGCTGTTGGAGTGGGATGACCTGGACGAGGCCAAATCCACCATCATCGTGCGCAACATGAAGCATCCAGGCGAAAAGATCGGCAACGATGTGCGCGTGGACATCCCGCCCGAGGCCATGGCCATCATTCGCTTGCAGCCGCGCACCAGCCAATTCATCTTTCCCTACCAGTCCAAGACGATCAGCTCATATTTCACCAGGGCATGCAAGGTGCTGGGGATTGTTGACATCCGATTTCATGACTTGCGCCACGATGGGATTTCGCGCCTTTTTGAGCTGGGCAAGACCATCCCCCAGGCCGCATGCGTTTCAGGGCACCGGAGCTGGGTTTCTTTGCGCCGGTACACCCACATTGAGCAGACTGGCGACAAATACGCCGAATGGCCGTGGATCAGGGAGATTTGCCAGCAAGCTGCGCAGCTTGATCAGTCAATGCGTGGGAGTGGCTCGAAATCGTCAAATCTGCCCGCCTCACGCTCATAGCGCTCCGCCAGGTCGCGGGCCTCAGCCCTGTCTGCGCCCACCCGGCGCTCAATCAGTTGCCTGAGACGCTTTTTGCCGTTTTCCCTGCGCCAGTCGCCAACGTCTTGGTCAGGGCTTTTGTGCATGCCGCGCCTCTTCAATGTCAAGGATGGCGTTGAGTTGGTCGGCCAGCTCCGCATGCGCCGCGCGGCAGACCGCTATTTGCTCCGCAAGGTCTCGATTGGTGCTGAATCTGAGCCCGTGGCCTGGATTGCTGGCAATGGCTGTGGCCTGATCCGCAGATTGGCTGGCAGCGGCTGGCAAGGTGGTGCCGATGGCGTTGAGCATGCCGACAGTGCCAGGGTCAAGGCAATCACGGCGGGTGAGCTGAGAAATTCGCGCATGGGCGGCTCCAAGTTGCTTGCTGAGGTTGCGGATTTGTTCGGCGTGACCGATGGCCCGCTGGTCGGCCATGTCCTGCATGGCCTGACGGCTTTTTTCGGCGGCTTGCTGAGCCTCAATTTGAGCCCTTGCAGCGATTCCCGCATGCCACTGATACCCGAGCCACGCCCCAAGCAAAAAAACGCCCAGAACGGCCATTGAGCGCCATGGGATGGCGGCAAAAAAAGGCATTATGCAAACTCCGTTGGGTTTTGAATGTCAATTTCGACAATTTCGCCGCGCTCGATGGCGTCTTTGACCTTGGCTTTGACCAGTTCGACAGCGGGCCGACTGGTGCCGCCCACCAGGCTCACATCGGTGGCCCGCATGCCCAGCAGCAGGCAGCCTTCGGTGTCTTGCGCGGTGTTGCCCGCATGGATTCGGATGAATTCAAAGCCAGGGACATCCAGCAGCGTGAGCGTGTCGCGGCCAAAGCGGGGGGAGTTTTGGAGCGTTATCCGGTAGGTGCCCGATGGAATGGCTGTGTTGCCCTTGATTTTCCATTCGTGCACTGGTTGGCCCGGTATTTCGCGCACCTCATCTTCAAGGGTGTTGCACGTGAAAGCGCCATCAATGTAGAGCTTGCCAACGGTGGCCCCGCCAAAGCTGGGGTGACGCAAGACGGTGAGTTTCATGGCTCAGCCCTCTTTGATTCTGGTTCGGATGATCAGCACCGCAAAACCGGCCATGACGGCGGTTTCGGCCAGCGTTGGATGTTCCACCCTCATGAGCGTGCCAGCGGCAAGCTGGTCAATACCAAGCAACGGCAAAACAGGCGAAATCACCCCACCGCCAGCGCCCAGGGCCAGCAGGCACCAGGCAGTGGCCTTGAGGCCATCGACGATGCGCGTGTGCATGTCAATTCCGGGCCTGAATGGAGCGGTGCGCTCCAACTTGTTGAGCCCTTCGGCCAGCACGATCATGGCGGCCATCCAGTGCAGACATTGCATGATGGATTCCATGTCAGATGCTCCCAGCAGACTTTTCAGAACCAAAACGGGTGATGGCGGTGCGCAGCACATGCTGGGCACCAGCCCCAACGGCAAATGCGCCGCCGAGAAACAGGGAGTCAGGCATGTTGCCAATCATGAGCGCCAAGGGCGTGAGGTATCCCGCAGTGAGGGCGCTGGCAAGCACCACGGCCATGCGCCGCAAGGTGGTGCTGATAAGGTGTTGCCAGGTGTCACCAGACGATGGGACGCTGTTGAGCAGGATGATGGCAACCAATGAGCCAGCAAACCCGGCCAGCAGCACATCCGGGCGCAGCCCAAGCGGCACACCAAAGGCAATCAATGACGGCACTGTGGCAGTCGCTGCCACCATGGTGACGGTGGCGGATGTGGTAGCTGGCTCAGCCATCGGAAACCCTTAAAGCAGTTTGAGTGGTTGGTTTACAGGCCCAGGGCGGCTTTTTGAGCGCGGCCCCATGCGCGGCAGTCTTCAACAAAGTCATTCCACGCGCTGGTCTCCGAGCTGGGGGCAATGCGCAGCAGCTTGATTTCATCGTCAATGGAATAGCGCGAACGGATTTGCTCGACCACCTGACGGTCAATCAGTTGCACTTGCGGGCTGGCTTGGCAAATGGCATCGCGCAGCATTTCAGGCAGCGGGCTTGGCTGTGTTTCGATGCTGTCCACGATTTCTGCGGGCTGGTCTTGCGGCAGCACGGCATCACCGGGAAGGCTCACGTAAGTGGTGCCGTCAATGGTTGCCAGTTCAGTGCCAAGGCGCTGGCGGTTTTCGCCCTCAGGCAACACCAGCTCTTTGGTGGTCAGTTCGTTGATAAATTTTCGGTAGGAGACGATAGAGGTCATGGTTGTTTTCCTTTACGGTTGAGATGAGGTGTTTGAGGCTGCATGTATTTCGGGCATGACCCAAAATTGAGGTGATCGGCGCCAGATTGCTTTCGCGAACGGCCCGACCGAATTTGAAGAGGCTGTGCTTTCGGATGTACCGGCGTGTGCGCCAGGTGCGGTATCCCACAAAATTCAATCCGCGCTGGGCTGGATGAATGCTGTATCTCGAAAGCTCAAGATTTAATTTTTCGGCCAAAAATGTTTTGATTTGTTCGAGCGCATCAATGCACTCTGAGCGAGTCCAGCCAAAGACCACGAAATCATCGACATAGCGGCAATACAGGCTGGCTTTCAATTCCCTCTTGATGAAGTGATCAAGCGGGCTCATGTAGATCAGCGCGTAAAGCTGGCTCAGCAAATTGCCAATTGGGATGCCAAGCGGTTCCGTGCGGGGGTGTCCATATTCAGCAAATTGCAGCATGACGCCGACAAAGCGACGATCCTTGATCCGGTGTTCAATCAAGCCGCGCAAAATATCGCGGTCAATTCTGTAAAAAAACTTTCTGATGTCGAGTTTCATCACGCACGTGCCGGGATCAATGGAGCGCAATGATTGCTGCGCATAATCGGCGGCCTTGTGTGTGCCCTTTCCATGGCGACATGCAAATGACTGGTCAATAAATCCAGCATTGAAAATCGGGTAGGCCAATCGGTAAATGGCATGCTGCACCACAAGATCGCGGAATGCCGGTGCATAAATGATGCGTTTTTTGGGCTCATAAACGTGAAATTCGATGTACGGCGTTGGCCTGTATGTGCCGCCATTGAGTTCGTCATAGAGCGCATCCAGATTGCTGGCAAGCCTGCGCGAAAACTCAAGGCAGGCGCGTTTTTTCATCTTTCCATGGCTGGCATCAATCCATGCCTGATACAGGGATTCACGGCTGAAAGCCTGATCGAACAAATTTCCAATGCGCTTCAAGATGCAACCCCCAGGCTTTCGACGGCCATTTGGCCGCTACTAGGAAAGAGGTGTGCGGCAGATTTCGCGCTGGGTTGCCCCAATCGCGGGAAAACGTCTCCCTTGGAGCCACCATCCACTTGCGTGGTGCGAGGTGAATCCGAGTCCGAGCGGAACCCGTAGTTATCGTTCGAGTTCGCCCGCGAATTGTTCAAATTCAACGACCAGACACCCGCATTCGACGAGTTGTCCCAGTTGCCGCCACAATTCGGACACATGTCAAGACGCCTCCCCGGTTGCCCCGGCCATCCGGGTTGCCTTTTCTGGCTTTGATGGTGTGGCCTCACGCTCACGCTCAAACATGAGCCATCCACCAATCATTCGGCCCAGCTCATCGACCATGCGGCTGATTGCCATGTACCGATGCTCAGCCATGCCCATGGGCTTGGCCTTGGCCTGTTCGCCATCCTTGAAGCTGAAATAACCCAGCTCAAACGCCAATCGGATGAACATGCGCAATTGCTCATGCGCAATGTCCAGATTTGTGAGCGTGGTTTTCTTGTGGTAGCGCTTTTGAGCCTCCACGATGAGGCCGTAGCACTCATACGCCTTGCGCCTGATTTCCTGCGCAAGCCCGTATTTTTCGTGCTTTGGAAAGTGGTTCAAATACAGGTTCATTTGCTTGGCAAATTCCGTGAATTTGGCATCCAGCTTTGCTTCATCGTGAAGGCCCATCGCTATCGCTCAGGCCTCAAAGATACAAGGCCGAGCGGAACCCGTAGAGAGCGCCCGAGCTCGCCCGCGAATCGCTCAAAACCAACGACCAGACACCCGCAGCCGACGAGTCGCCCCAGGAGCCGCCACAACTCGGACACATGTCCGCTGTGCTGTAGTCATACAGGATGTCATTGCCAAACTGGTTGGAGCCGCCAGAGACCAGGGGGATGCCCGCCGCAGTCATTTGCCAAGCGGTGCCACTGGTGGCGTTGCTCAGAACTTGGCTTGCGCTGCCCATGGTGATGGCGCGGTCACTGAAGTTGACGGCGTAGCCGGTAAAGCTGTTCATGACGCCCAAATCGTCATACAGGGCAGCCAGGCCGGTAGCGCCCCAAAGGTCAGTCGCCAACGAGTTGCCGCCCGTGACGGCTGCCATGTTGGCCGAGGTCTTGAGGACGTAGAAGCGGCCCGTTGAGGGATCGCTTGCGCTTTGCGTCAGGCCGGGGGTGATTTCCCAAACAATGCCGTTGAGGTCAACCACGCCGCACATTTGGCCGTTGTGCGCGGTTTTCGCCATGAAGTTGGCCGAGCCAGTCTTGCCGCAGTTGTATGTGCCGTTGCCATCGTTGACATAGGCAATGGTGGCGTCTTGCGCATCGCCAAGGGCGTTGTTGTTGCAGCCCTTGGGGAAGTTGGTGGAGCCGCTTGAGTACCAGGCATTGAACGTGGTGGAGGTGCTGGCACTGCCATGGGCGGTGGACAGCAAGGCCAGCATTTTGAAAATGAAGATGCTGGAACAGAAGAAGTTTGACCCACGGGTTTTTGCGGCTGCAATGGCCCCATAGAAAGCGTTGGCCGGTGAGCCGGTCAAGCTCGAAAACGCTGTGGCCGCAATGGAGCCGCGCTGCGCACTGGACAGCACGATGCCATTTTTGAGCGAACTGGCAACACCGCTGTTGTTCGAGCAAAGGTACTTGTCAACGAAAACACCAGGGCGGATGGTGCCGTTGTTGTAGAAGGCGCGGTGCAAAGCATAACCGGCGGCATTGGCATCGGCCACGCTGGCATAAGTGGCAAATGGCTTGACATCAATCACGTTGATGGCAAGGCCGTTTGCGCCGGTTCCGACCTTGTAATAAAAGGCAGGCACGTACACCATGACCGAGCCATCGGTGTAGACATAGTTGCCGTAATTTTGGCTGGCCGGGTCTTCGGTACCGTAGAGTTTTGCCATGCCAGACGGCAGCTCAGGCGCGATGCCAACGCCGAAGCCTTGCTGGCCTGGAACACCAATGTTGTTGACGATGCCAGCGCCACCGGCTGAGCCAATGCGGATGCCATAAGGGAAGTTGACGGGTGAACCGTCCGGGGTGCGGACTTCGCGTGCGATTAAGTTGCTCATTGGATGCTCCAGGTTGCGTTATCAGAAACGGTGACGGTGACGCCATCCGCAATGGTGATTGGGCCGGTGCTGGCTGCGTTGTAGCCGCCCGCCACGGTGAAATCGGCAGTGATCGTGCTGGGGTTCAGCCTGATTGGACTGTCCGGGTTGGTTGCTTGCGCTTGGCTGGCATAAATGGCAGCTTGCGCGGCACTGTTGGCAGCGGCCTGAGCGTTTTGCACAGGGCTTTGCGCAGCCACGGCGGCTGCGGCCTGATTTGCCAGAATGCGGTCTGCCTGAGCTGCGGATGCGCTGACAGCGGCTGCGGATTGCTTGGCATTGACATCGGCTTGGAGTGCATTGGCCTCTGTTGCAAATGTCGGCAGTGCGCTCATGAACGCATCGCCACGCGCCGCAAAGTTGGTTGGATCGCTTCGGCTTGGAGGGGTTGGCAGCGGAGTAATTGGCATCAGATCAATCCTTCGATTTCAAGGGAACAATAGGACTTGGTTGGATATGCGACATCAATCGTGAAATCACGGTAGAAGCCATAAACGACCAGTGGCGAATACATCTCGCCATCAGCCCCAATCCAGACGGCGGGGGTGGCGCGAATATCGGACAGCACACGCTGCACCTTGTTCATTTGCATGGCATCGAGCATCAGCCGAGCGGTCATGCGCTTGCTGTATGCCCTTTGCACAAATGTCGTGACGCCAAATTCATCGGTGTCTTTGCGGCTGTAATCAATGATCCCCGCCGATGCGCCATATTCGGCATCGCCAAGCTCATAGAAGGTGCCAAATGAAAGCTGGCCGATTGCCACGTTTCCAGAACCCGACAAAGTGAATGTCATCCGGGCGCTGCTGTATGGCGGAATGTCCGTCAACACGACTTCACCAATTTGGGTAAATGGCTCGAAAAAGTACATGTACCAGTCGTACACATAGCTGCCATCCAGATTGATAGTGCGGCTGTAAACGTTTGGCCCGCCTGCACCATCCGTGATGCTGATGACGGCTTGATTGCCCACCAGGCCAAGCAATGCAATGCTGTTCATCAAACCAGGCGTCATGACCACGATCAACGGGGTTGAGCTGACAGTGGCCGTGCTGATTTGATCGTCAAACATGGCATGAGCGTTGTCAGGCCCGATCAAAATCCAGAATGTTGGGCTGGTTGTTGGCGTGTTTCCGGTGTTGCTGTTAACCAGGCTTTCATAAATGTGAGTGCCGTAGTCAACGCGAGCGCCCTTTGCGTAGGTGGTTGCTGCGTTGTATGCGGCATACGGCTCCACCGCATTGGTGCTGACCAAATGCGTTGCTTCGACAAACGTGGTTGGCTTAATGACTTTCATGCCCGTCCCTTATGCGGCTGCCACGGTTTGCATGGCGTCACCGTTTTGTGTGACGCGCTCCCACAAGCGCTGCGATTTGCCGGTGTTGACTGCGGTAGCTCTGGTTTCGGCCCGCAGATCGGTGACTTCGGCCCGAAGTGCGCCAAGCTCTTGCACCATGGCGGCCAAGTAAATCGACTGATCGGCTGTGCCTTGCTGGCTGTAAATGAAGCTGGGCAGCGCACGGACACCCAGGGCACCATCGGCCATGCGCTCAAGCGGCATAACCGCCTCAGGCCCAGCCTCACCCATGACGCCAAGTTGGCCGCCATTGAACATGAACGGCGTTGGCGTGTTGTAGATGCCTTGACCGCCAAAGACGCCGCCCGATGCAAAGCCAAAAAAGCTCAGCACCTTGCCAATGAGGCCGCCGCCACCGCTTGACTGGTTGACCACCACCGGATTGGCCGCTGTTTTGGCGGTAGAAGCGTCGATGTTTCTGAGGTAGTCCGTCATCGGCTTCAAGTAATCCAGCGTGGCGGCTGTGTTCTTTGAGACGGCCATGAGGCCATCGTTGTTCATGAACACCAGCGCTTCAATTTGCTTGGTTGCTGCCTTGAGTGCGGATGCGGTGTTTTCCATGGTGCCGCCGCTGTATTCGCCAACGGTGCCCATCGTTTCATTGATCAACTGCAATAAGTGCAACGTTTCTTGCTGATACCCCGTGACGGCTGGAAGCCCAGAAACTTCCGCGCTGATCTGCGCCACGATGGCCGCAAATTGCGCACCGCTGGTGGCTTGATTTTTTGCCGCTGCAATGTACTGATCGGCCATGCCCGTGATCGAGCCCAGGGCGGACTGATCGTTGGCCCGCGCCAGATTCAGGGTTTGCAGGTACTGCGTCCGCGCGGCAGACATCGACACCGAAGGTGAGCTGGTGCTGATCCTGAGTGCTGTGAGCCATTCACTGATGCTCTTGCCGCTGGCCCGCAAAGCGTTGATCTTGGCTTCGGCTTCTTTTTGGGCGGCATCGGCAGTTGCCATAGCCGCCTTGGTGACTTCGGAGAATGCCGGGGCCAGTTGCAACAACACGGCATATTGCTGCCTGCCAACTTCGGTGTTGAGGTCTTGGGCATCCACAAGGGCTTTGTAGGCCTCCAACGTGCGCGGCAAGGCCGTGCCACCAAATGCCTGAGAAAACGCCTTGGTGAGCTGTTCCTGCGTCTTTGCCAGCCGCTCTTCCTGCGTGTAGATCGACTGGTAGTAAGCCGTAGTGAGCGTGGAAAACGCCTCTGTGCCGCCGACCAGATCAAGCAGCTTGCTTGCTGCATCAGCGCCCATGGCGCTGGTTGCCAAAAGGCTTTGGTTGAGGGTGCCAAGCACCTGATTGACCGCCATCAGGCTATTCCCAAGGCGGGCCAGGGTGACGGAGGCCGATTCGCCCTCTTTGGCAAACATCGCAAGCGTTGCACCGTAGGCCGTTTGGGCCATGGCATCGCCAAAGCCCGTGATGGCCGCTGCGATCGCTTTTTCTTTGGCCGCATCGTCCAGGCCTTTGAGGCTGATGCTGATCGACTTGGAGAATCCGTTGACCGCATCGGCGCTCAGGCCGATGGCGCTAGCATAAGCCCGAGTGGCCGAGGTTGTCATGCCGACAGCACCATTGAGGAATTTTCCAAGCTCCGCATTGATGGCCGCATAGTCGGTACCGGATTTGTCTGAGCGGAACCATCCTCCCTCTTGGTACCAGCGGCTGTACTGGCTCAAGTTGGCCCCTGAGGCCGTGAACTGGCCCGACAAGCCGTAATCCTGTGTTTCCTTAGCCCCCATGCCAAATGCACGGTTGACCAAGCCGCCAATGGCACCGCCGATGGCCGCACCAATGGGGCCAGCAATGACAGCGCCGATGGCTGTGCCCGTGACAGTGGCAATGTTCTTGTTGCCGAAGGCTGCGTATTGGCCGCTGATAGCCGTGCCAATGCCGTACCCGGCCAAAGCGCCGCCCGCATACGATGCCGCAGTTCCCAGTGCGCCCGCCGAAGACATGAGCGAAGAGCCTGCCTGATTCAAAACGCCCGTGGTGTTGTTGACCAGCCAAGCGCCAATGTCCTGCGCAGCAAATGCCACCTTGTCGCCCAGCATGGCAAAGCCGCCAACAATGTTGTCGTACACGCTTTTGATGGTGCCGATCATGCCCAGAGAAGACCCGGAGACACCGGCTGCCTGTGCACCGGACGCGCCAAATGCAGAGGCCATACCAGCGCCAAGCGGGCTGATGATGGCCTGGATCACGGGCCGCAAAATCATGGTCTTGAACATGTTGACGATGGTGTCGCGCATGTTTTTGGCGAAATCCTTGCCGGACTCAAAGCCGCGCATCAGCGCATCCACGATGCTGTCGTTGATCTTGTTGGCCGTGCGCTCCCATTCATCAGCAGCTTTTTTGGCGGCTTTTTCATTGGCGTCCAGCACCTCACCGTTTTTCATGGCTTTGATCAGACGCTTTTGAGCGTCAATGCGCGACTCCAGCGCTTTCACATAACCAGGGATGACGTTTTCAGTGGCCTCAAGCGCGGCCAACTGGTTTTCCATTTCGGCCAGCGTCAATTCGGCCAGGGCTGATTTGCCTTGTCCGTAGGTGGCGTTTGCCATTTCCTGAGATTTGGCCTGCGCTTCAATGGCGTCCACCTGTTTCCAGGCTTCGCCCAAAGTCTTTGCCATTTCGTCATTGATTTGCTTTTCCAGCTTGGCCCGATCCTCAGCCGCTTTTTTCATGAACGGCTGTTGTTCCAGCAGCAGGCGCTGCGCATCGGTCAACTGGTCAACTGTCAGCTTGCCCGCTTTGTAGGCGGCATTGAGGCTGTTCCATTTTTCAAGGAAATCACCCGATAAACCGCTGTCCACCTGCGTCAGGCTGGAATAGAGCTTTGCGCCGCTGTCGGCCAGTTTGGCCGCCTCTTCGGCCAGCTTTTGCGCAGCTTTGGCCGCCGCCTCTTGCGCCTTGATATCCAGCTTGGAGGCATCCAGCACAGGTTTTGCGGCTTCGGCCACCTTGGCCGTGGCCTCAATCTCTTTCATCCTGTCGCGCAGCCGCTGGCCCAGCATCTTGTCATCAAACATGGTGGTCACTTCTGACCACCCGTTGGAAAACGCTTTGCCAGCCCGCATGAAGTTGCCTTGGGCCATTTCGTATGCGCCCAGGGCCAGGGTGCCGAGCGTGGTGATCAGCACACCAAACACCCGGATCAGGAATTGCGCACCATCGGCCACATAGCTCAGGCCAATGATGGCCGATTGCGTCCAGCGGGCAATGGTGCCGTCTTTGCTGAGTTTGGCAATTTCATCGCGGACGCCACCGCTGCCATTCATCACATCCAGGAAGGCTTGCGTTGCCAGGTCAAGCGCGGGCACCATGCCCATGCTCACTTGTTTTTGCCATGCCTCACTGGTGGCTTTTGCGCGGGTCAGGTTGTCGGTGAAGTTGTCCGCAGCCTCAGCCTGTGCTGTGGTGGTTTTGGCTTGAATCTCACCAGCCAGCGCCAGGTCTTTCATCATGGGCAGCAGCTTTGCACCCTCTTTGCCAAAAATCGCCATGGACACGGCAGCTTTGCCTGCGCCGTCCTGGTATTCGCCCAGGGTGCGGGCCAGCAGCATGAATTGCTCATCCGGGGCCAATTTCTGGAATTCGCGCACATCCAGGCCCATGGCCTGCAATGCAAAACCAGCGCCCTTGCCTTCCTCTGTCACGCTGGTGAGTGAGCGCGTCATGCGGTTCATGGCCGCAGCGATGCTCTCAGCATTTTGCCCGCTGTATTTTCCGACAGCGGCCAAACCGCTCAAAGATTCAACAGTCACTCCCGCCTGGATTGCCAGATCATTGAGTGCGGCAGCGCTTTCGATGCTGCCCATGACCATGTTTTTTGCCCAATTGACGGACATCCCAATGCCCAGCAGTCCAAGGGCTTTGGTGGCGATGCCAGCGGCCAGCTCAATGCGCTTGGACATGCTTTGCGCCATTTGCTCGACCTCAGCGAATTTACGCTGCACATCGGCAATGTCGGCCATGAGTTTGATGTTGACGGCACCGGCCTGCATGCTCAGTGATCCTTTCGTGCGGCTTGCGCACGTGCGCCAAAAATAGAGCGGACGCCATCAGAGACGGCTTGCCGGTGATCGTTGGCGGGTTGTTCGATGAAGAATGGCGGGCAATCGACTTGCTGTGCATCCTGACTGGCGACAACATAGGCCGTGCTGAGACGGCGCAAGGCCCGAGCCTCCCACGCCTGCAATTCAACCCCGGTGTTGATCTGCCAAGCCATCAGGTCGGCATGAGACATGGGGATTGGCCCCATGACTCCATGCGAGACCGGCCCGGCATCAAACAGGTAGCCAATGAGGTGTCCAGCCGCTCCAACGGGCGGCAAATCGGGAGTGCGTCCCGCATTCTCGATTTGCTGCATTCTGGTCATTGGTTTATCTGTTGCCTTTTCTGACTTGAGGTTTTTGCTTTTTGGTTGAGGTGCCGTTTGAAGCCAAGCGGTCTGCTGTACGTAGACCGTCAGGTCATCAATCAGGCGCTCGTAAAATTTGCCCAGTCCCCAATGGCTTTGCCGACCTGATCGGCAATGAAGCCAATGGACGGATCGTTGTATGCGGCCTCAAATGCCGTGCTGTCGCCCTGGTAGGCCCAGCCGTTGAAAGACACGGTGCAAGCGGCCAGGAATGCTGCGTTTTCGCGCTGTTGCTCATCGGCGCTCAGCTTGACCTTGCCCTTTTTTGCCATCCGATCCAGCATGCGCTGGGTGCGCTGGGAGTTGGCTTTCTGATACGCCTTGCTGCCAGGGCCATACACGGTGACGCTCAAGGGCTTGCCGTTGCCATCCAGCAGCGGTTCATCGTTGCCATTGAGCAGCTCAAGGGTGAATGTGTCTTTGGCGGCCAGAGTGGTGATTTCAAACATTTTTGGTTTCCTTTTGCGGGGAGTTGATGAGGTCATGGGAAATTGCCCTTACTTGGCCCAGCCGCTTCCCGCAAAAGAAGCGAACCGGGCCAAGCAGGTGCACGAAGGGGCTTAGGCAGCCAACGACTCAACCACGCCAACGCCAGCGCTGTTGGTGGTCAATTCCAGGGTCATGGTGGCGCTGGTCACGCTGTCCACGGAGCCAACGCCCACCTTGAACGACATGACTTTGGCTTGGAAGTAGTACTTGTCACCGTTTTGAGTGGTGATGACAAAGCTGTAATCGTTGTCAGACAGTGCGCCTGCCTTGGCAAGAATTTGGCCCGCATCGTCGGTGTCCAGGCCGAGCTGCACATTGATGGAGCCTTCGTTGAAAGAGCCTTTGAGCTTCACCGTGCCACGCGAACCGATGGGGTTGTGCGTGATCAGGTTGAATTCGCGGCCAAACTCGCCCAGGTCGGTCACTTCACCAACGGTGGTGAACGTCAGGGCGCTGTAGCCCGCGGCATCAAAGGTTGCGGGTGCGGCAGCGCTGATTTTCAGCGAGGTACCAGCAGAGGAACGAACGGTCATGATTTTTTCCTTTCGGGGTTAATTCAACAGGTCAAGAATGCAAACTCCGGTGCCGTCATGGCGGGCATTGGCAATGCGGTAAGTGCCAGCAGCGGGGCCGCTGGTCACCACAAGGCTTTTGCCCTCAGGCTGTGCCGGGACGCTGGCCGATGGCAGCGTGAAGGTTGGCGATGTGCCAGCCGTCACGCCAAAGCCATCGAGACTTGCGCCCTGGTAACCGGGCTCCATGACACCAATGACCGTGACCCCATCGAGCGTGGCCGTGTCGGCCAGCTCGTTCGCATTGAAAAATGGGCTCAGGTCTTCGGTGAACATGGAGCGTTTGCTTTCCGTCAGACTCAGGCGGTGATGGCGTCCACCATGGTGGCGAACGACTCAGCGTGACGGATGGCGACATCAACGTCTTGCAGGGCCACCACG